ATTAGGTGTTGCAAAATTAGAACTAGCTGGTAGTTGTTCAGGATGTGCAATGTCTAAACAAACATTACATCAAGGTGTGGAAAATATGCTAATGCATTATGTTCCAGAAGTCAAAGCAATTGTTGGAGAAGATGATGAAAAAGCAGCAGAACAAGGATATTCACCATTTGTACCAACAAATAAATTTCCAGACAGCATTGACTAATTTTAAATTCTATGATATATTATAATCAAGGAGAAATATAATGGATATAATGGCAAGTGAAATTTTAATCTGTAGATTGATAACTGGAGAAGATGTTATCGGAAAAATTACAGAAGGTTCAAAAGTTATTACAATACATAAAGGGTATGTTATCATACCAACACAATCAGCAAAAGGACAACCTATACAGTTGATGATGACACCTTATGCTCCATATTCAGATGGAGATATTGTTGAAGTTAAATCAGATAAAGTCGTATCTATAACAAAACCAAAAGAACATATTAAACAAAATTATATTAATAGCACTTCGTCTATTGTAACACCTGGTAAAAAACAGTTAATAACTGAAACAGGTTTGCCTACATTAGATAAGTGATAGATGTATATTTTGTAAGGGACGGATCAAAGATTCGTGTTCAGACCAAAGAAGGTTTGAGTGCAATGGAGGCAGCGAAATTTGAATCACACGTACCAATACCAGAAATTCCTGCCGATTGTGGTGGTAATTGTATGTGTTGTACGTGCCACGTATATGTTGATGAGAAGTGGATAGACAAAGTACCAAAACCAGAAGACTTATCAATAGAAGAAGAACAATTAGAATATGAAAGAGGATATAAACCAGGTGTTAGTAGATTAAGTTGTCAAATAAAACTTACTAAAGACCTTGATGGTTTAATTCTCCATTTGAGACCAGATGAACTTTTATAAAAATGTAATAGAATATAAAGGCAAACTACTTGTTAGAGGTGTAAGAGATAACAAAGAGTTTAAAGAGAAGATTAATTTTTCTCCAACATTATATTCAGTATCACAACATCAAGAAAAATTTAAATCATTACAAGGACATAATTTAAGACCTATTGGGTTTTCATCTATTGACGCTGCTCGTAGATTTAAACGTGATGTCGCTACTAAAAATGCACCAGTCTATGGACTTGATAGATTTCATTATCAATACATCAATGAAGAGTATCCAAAACAAGTTAAGTGGTCAAAAGAATTAATTAAAATATTTACATTAGATATAGAATGTACCTGTGAAAATGGATTTCCAGAAGTAAATAATCCAGTTGAAGAACTATTATGTATTACAGTTAAGAATCAATCAAACAAACAACTTATAACGTGGGGTGTTGGTGAGTTTAAAACTTTACGTACAGACGTAACTTATATTAAATGTACAGATGAAAGACATTTAATAATGGAGTTTATGAAATTCTGGTTGAAGAACTATCCAGATGTTATTACAGGTTGGAATACTAAATTCTTTGACTTACCATACTTGATGAATAGAATTCAATTAGTTGCAGGTGCTAAAGTTGCAAGTAGAATGTCGCCTTGGAACTTAATACATAAAGAAGAAATAATTATAAGAGGTAGACCTAATACATATTATTCATTGTTTGGTATTGCAATGTTAGATTATCTTGATTTATATAAATGGTTTATACCAGTAAGACAAGAGAGTTATAGATTATCTTTTATAGGTGAAACTGAATTAGGTGAAACTAAAGTAGAAAATCCATATCCAACATTTAAAGATTTTTATACAAAAGATTATCAAAAATTTGTAGAGTATAATATTCAAGACGTAGAAATAGTTGACGCATTAGAAGACAAGTTAGGTCTAATTGATTTATCTTTAACTTTTGCTTATGAAACTAAAGTAAATTATAACGATATTTTTTCACAGGTAAGAGTTTGGGATACATTAATTGCAAACCACTTGATGACAAAAAAGATTTGTGTACCACCTAGGGAAGACCACATAAAGGACACCAAGTATGAAGGTGCGTATGTGAAAGAACCTAGACTTGGTATGCAAAAATGGGTGGTGTCTTTTGATATCAACTCACTTTATCCACATATTATTGTACAATATAATATTTCTCCCGAAAAAATATTAGGTGTTAAACCATCTGGTGTTTCTGTGAATAAAATGCTTGAGAAGAAGACACCCCTAGATTATTTAAAAACAGAAGGTGCTTGTATAACACCTAACGGTGCAATGTTTAAAAGAGATAGTCAAGGTTTCTTACCTGAAATGATTGAAAAGATTTATAAAGACCGTGTGATATATAAGAAACGTGAGTTAAAAGCACAAAGAGAATATCAAAAGAATCCAACAAACGAATTAAAAAAAGAAATTGCTAGATGTCATAATGTACAATGGGCAAGAAAGATTGCATTAAACAGTTGTTATGGTGCAATAGGTAATCAGTACTTTAGATATTATGATATAGCACAAGCAAGTGCTGTAACTACAGCAGGACAATTCATTATTAGATTTGTAGAACAAAAAGTAAATGAATATCTAAATCAAATATTACAAACACATAATGAAATAGATTATGTACTAGCGTCTGATACAGATTCAATTTATGTATCGTTTGATAAACTTGTAGAGAAGACTTGTAAAGATAAAACAGACCAACAAGTATGTGATTTTCTTGCTAAGGTATGTGATAATAAATTAGAACCGTTTATCGCAAAACAATTTGAAGACATTGCAGACTATACAAACGCATTTAAGAACGCAATGGTTATGGCACGTGAAGTTATTGCGAACAAAGGTATATGGGTTGCGAAAAAAAGATATATGTTAAATGTATTAGATGAGGAAGATGTAAGATTGTCTGAACCTAAACTAAAGATTATGGGTGTAGAGGCAATTAAATCTTCAACTCCACAAGTATGCCGAGGTAAGATTAAAGAAGCAATTAAAATAATTATGTCAAAAGAACAATCTGATTTACATACTTTCATTGCAGATTTTAAAAAAGAATTTATGAGTATGTCTGCTGAGCAGATATCATTTCCAAGGTCTTGTAATAATATGAGAAAATATGGTAGTAGTAAAGATGTGTTTATCAAAGGTACACCAATACACGTTAAAGGTTCATTGATTTATAATCATCAAATAAAAGAATTTAAATTACAGAATAAGTATCCTTATATTCAAGAAGGAGATAAGATTAAGTTTATTAAATTGTTAGAAGCAAATCCATTTAAGTTTGATGTGATTAGTTATATAACTAAACTACCAAAAGAGTTTAATCTACAAGAGTATATTGATTATGAAGTACAATTTGAGAAAACTTTCCTAGACCCTATGAGATTTATATTAAACTCAATAGGTTGGGAACACGAAAAGAAAGCAAGTCTGGAAGCGTTTTTAGGATGAAAGTATATATTTTTTGTCAAAGTCAAATAGGTAATGGACATTATGTTAGATGTAATAATATAAGAAAAGGTCTTGATGATTGTAAGTTTGAATATATAACTGGTACATTTACAGATGATGAAAGAAGAACAATATTTACTAAGCAATTAGAAATAATAAATGATTATAAACCAGATGTTATATTATTGGATGGATTTCCTTTTATGAGATATGAATGGTTTGATTCTGGTATGGAATTTTTATTAAAGTCTGTAAATAATAATGTAAAAATTGTATCATCTATTAGAGATATTTGTTATCCATTTAAAGGAGGTAAAAAGCCAACAAGATTTCCTGCTAGAACTGTTGAGTGGGCAAATGAATATATTGACGTTATACTTGTACACGGAGATAAAAATTTTATTGAGTTAGATGAAAGTTTTGAACATTTAAATTTAATTGATCCACCTGTTTACTATACAGGTTATGTAACTGACACATATAAACCAGAACCACAGAAAAGAAATGGTACAGTTGTATCTGCTGGAGGTGGTAGAGTTGCAGAAGAAGTTTTTGATAAGGCAATGGAATTATATGATGGAACAGATTGGACTTTTTCTGTTGGTCCTAATTATCCAAAAGAACATTTAGAAAAATTTAAACAATGGGCAAGTGATAAGAAAAAAGTAAAGATAGTTTATAATGTTAAAAATTTTAGAGATTTACTTGCTAAACATAAACTATCTATTAGTCAGGCAGGATATAATACAGTTATGGACTTATGGATGACTGATACACCTGCAAAATTTATTCCATATGTAGACCAATTTGGAGAACAAGAACAAACTACAAGAGCAAGACTTGTAGATAATATGAAAACTAAACCAGATATGAACGGTGTACAAAAGACAAAACAATTATTGGAGAAAATATGCGTGAATTAATTTTAAGGGATGATGATTGTTTTGAGTTGACACAAAGCACTCGTAGATTTTTAGAACTTACAAAAAGGATACCAGTAATGTTGGCAGTTATTCCTGGTAGTATAAAATTTAATCTTGTAGAATTAATTAAAAAATATCCTAATGTAACTGTAGTACAGCACGGTTGGAAACATATTAATAGTGCAGATAAAGATAAACCAAAATTTGAAAAGTTTGATAGGTTAGATATACAAACAGGTAAAAGTATGTTAGAATCATTATTTAAGAAGCAATTTTATTCTTGTTTTGTTCCACCGTGGAATAAATTTGATGGTGATTATAAGTTGTTATATGATATGGGATTTAAAAAAGTTTCTGATAGTAAAAATGTAATTGATTTGATGAAAGTTAAAGATAACGTTGTGGAAGAAATTAAAGTACCAGAAAATGATACAATAATGACACACCATACACATAAAAATTGGGATGATAAATGTTGGTTGTGTTTAGAAGTGTTAATTGAACAAGAGAATATAAAATGGAAAACTATAAAATCTTAATAACAGGTGGTCACGGATTTATTGGTTGCCACATATCACATATATTAAAAAAGTTAGGTCATACCGTAGGTGTAATAGACAACTATACAGATTACAAATACTATGATGTTAGATTGTATAGGAAAGTATTAGCGCAAAGAATAAAATATGCTAAGGCAGATAATATATATTTAAGAGATATTTTAAAATCTGAAACTGTATTTGAAAGTTTTAAACCTGATATAGTTATACATTTAGCAAGTTGTCCTAATGCTAATATGTTATTAGGTAATATTGAACAAGAAACTAAAACAGCAATTACTGGTACTTTAAAGATTTTACAATTGTGTGTTAAACATAAAGTAAAAAGAATTGTATATGCGTCTTCAAGTATGGTGTATGGTGATTTTTTAACACAAGCACCAGATGAATTTCATCCAACAGACCCTAAAACACTTTATGGTTCTTATAAATTAGCAGGCGAACAAATGATTAAATCTTTTAATAAGGATTATGAATTAGAATATTCTATATTAAGACCTAGTGCAATATATGGAACAAGAGATATGATTATAAGAGTTATAAGTAAAATGGCAAAAAGTGCTATAGAAAAAAGTGAAATTGATGTTAATGGTGTTCATAGTAAATTAGATTTTACAGATGTTTCAGAAGTTGCAGAAGCATTTATACACGGTGCATTGCATAAAGGTGCTGTAAATCAGATTTTTAATTGTTCAAGAGGACGAGGTAGAACTATAGTAGAAGCGGCAAGAATTGTTAAAGATTGTATGGGACAGTTTAGTTGTAAATTAAATATTAAAGATTCGGATTCTTTTTATCCAACTAGAGATACTTTAGATAATAGTAAATTGAAAAAAATAACAGGATGGGAACCAAAAATAGATATTGAATATGGTATTAGAAAATATATAAGTTGGTTTAAGGAGAATAATGAATAACTTTATAATGTTTTTTGCTGTATTGTTTGGAGGTTTTCTAGCACAGAATACTAATATAAAACTCTACCAGTTTATTATATTCTTATTAGTAGTGAGATTTTTAGGTAAGGCATATGGATATTGATAAGACGTATAATATAATTTATGCAGATCCACCTTGGCATTTTCAGAACTGGAATAATGCTAAGGCACAAACAAATCCTATTCATCATTATAAAACAATGACAATGAAAGAGATTGAAGATTTACCAATTGGAGATATTGCAAAAAAAGATTGTGCATTGTTTATGTGGTGTACAGATCCATTATTACATAAACAGATTCCTATAGTAGAGAAGTGGGGATTTACGTACAAGACAGTTGCCTTTCATTGGGTGAAGATGAACAAGAAGAGAATTAAAAATTATTATTTTAAAGGACCTGGGTTATGGACTAGAGCAAATCCAGAGATATGTATTTTAGCAACTAGAGGACACCCAAAAAGAATAAGTGGTAACGTAGATAGATTAGTAGTGAGTGAACGTAGAGAGCATAGTAGAAAACCAGATAGAATTAGAAATGATATAGTTAATCTATGTGGTGATTTACCTAGAATAGAATTATTTGCTAGACAGAAAACCGATGGTTGGGATGTTTGGGGGAATGAAGTATGACAATTTTATTATCAATGTTATTTGTATTATTAATTTATGCAATACCTTTATGTTTATTATTAATGTGGAACAATGAAAAACCTAGACCTTAAACAATTCGCAGACGAAAATAGATTGCCTATAATGGATTCTATCCAATTTAAAAATTGGACAGATGAAATAGGTAAAGAAAAATTTAGAGAACTATTATCAGAATATATTGCTGAACATAGACCAGAGTTTCCTTTAAATAAAATTTCATATGATGTTATG